AACTGTCACGGGTAACATTAAAAACGGCAATGGATCAAACTATGGACGAGATTCAGGAACGAATGAGCAAAGGGGGCGCATTAGCAGGATTTACAACTGGGTTTGATACGATGGACAAGAAATGCGGAGGACTTCAGAGAGGCCGTGTCACTGTATTTGCGGGCCTGCCTTCCGACGGCAAAAGCGCTATCATGCAAAATTGCGCGAGAAATGCCCTTCGATCAGGCGCCAAGGTGGCTTGGTATTCGCTAGAAATGCCGATTACAGAGCAGACGTTGCGAATATTGAGCGAAGACAGCGGCGTTGATAATGCCTCGCTTTACAATGGCCTAATGAGTCGAGGTCAGCAGGATATGCTTATGCGGTCAATTCGTGAGCTTTCAGACCTAGGTTGTGATTTGATCGACACCGACAATGCCACGGCATCAGACATCTTGGCCGACATCGAACAAGGGGGCTACGATTTAGCCGTTGTCGATTATCTCCAGCTTCTTGAGGAAGAGGGACGCAAGGGCGCAACTCGGGAAGAAATCGTTTCTAGCGTATCCAGACGCATGAAGAATGCAGCACGTCGCAGCGGTTGCCACATCCTCACAGCTTCACAGCTAAACGATTACGGTAAATTGCGCGAATCTCGGGCCATTGGTCAGAATGCTGATAGCGTGTTCATTATTTCAAAAGTCGAGGTTGATGGCGTATCAGACGAAACTCAGCGCTCATTGTATTGTGACAAGAACCGAGGCGGCGCACGCAATTGGACAATTCCACTGGCATTTTCAGGGCCTACCTTTACTTTTAAGGAAATCAGAGAAGACTTTAATTGATATGCCAGCACTAAAAAACCTTAAGCATGAAGCATTTGCACAAGCAGTGGCGCTAAACACGCCAGCGGCTAAGGCTTATCGTGATGGCTGGAATTGCACGCCAGAATCAGCCGAAACTGCCGGCCCTCGATTGGCTAATCGTGTTGAGGTGATGTCTAGGATTGAAGAATTGCGGGCAAAAGTAGCCGAAAAAGCCGACCGCAAGTTTGACATGTCCAAGGACAAATGGCTTGAAAGGCTGGCTAGAATTGCTGCGTCTGCCGAGGAAGTGGCCGACTTTTCAGCAGCTACCGGCGCGCTTCGAGAGATTGGCAAAGGCGCCGGTCATTATGCTCCTGAAAAGGTGGAGCATTCTGGCGCTACTGAAATCGTGATTCGCAAATTATGAAACCCTTTTTGCCGTGCGTTCGCTAGCCGACCTACTAAGGACAGTCTAAAACAGCGTTAACCTCTGTGCATTCGCGGGGGAGTTTTAGAGCGGTAAATCTATTTATTGTAATGACCATTGAACTTCCACACCGATTTAACCCGCGTGACTATCAGCTTCCCATGTGGCGGGCGATGGACGCGCATAAACGCTGTCTGATGGTGTTTCATCGGCGTGCAGGTAAGGACAAGTTATGCTTTAACAAGCTGGTCACTCGCGCAATTGAAACGCGGGCAAATTATGCGTATTACTTTCCGACTGCGGCGCTAGGCAGAAAGGCGCTCTGGCATAATGTGGACGTGACAAACGCCATGCGCGTCATTGACCACATACCGAAGGAATTACTCGCCAAACCGCCAAACCAGACTGACATGCGGATCGAGCTTATCAACGGCAGCACGATTCAGATCCTGGGCACTGACAATCTCGACGTTGTTGGCGGAAACTATTACGGCGTCGTGTTCTCGGAGTTTCAGAATCAGAATCCGCTGGCGTGGGATTACACGCGCCCGATTCTGGCAGAAAACGGCGGCTTCGCTTGGTTCAACGGCACTCCACGCGGAGAAAACCACTTTTTCGACATGCTGAAAATGGCTAAGACAAACGAGTCTTGGTTCACCCAGGTTCTCAGCGTTGAGGATACAGGAGCTATCACGCTGGCACAGATTGACGAGGAGCGACGCTCTGGAATGTCTGAACCGCTAATCAGGCAGGAGTTCTACTGTGACTTCAACATTGCTAACGAGAACGCCATCTATGGCCGATACATGACAGCGGCAGCAGCGGAAGGACGCATTGGCGAGTTCCCGATTGATGGCAGATCGCCGGTGCATACGTTTTGGGATCTTGGCGGGCCGCGCAACACGACGGTATGGTATGGTCAACGCTCGGCATTTGGGCACTGGCGATGGATTGATTGCGATATTGGACTGCCTTTAACGATTCAGGAGCGATGCGCACATATGGCCGCGAAGGGTTACAACTACGGAAAGCACTTCATGCCGCACGATGCACGCCAAACGCAGCGCAACGGCGTCACGTTTGAATCCGATGCTATAGCGGCAGGATTCAAGAACATCGTCGTCGTGCCTGTGATCCCTGACGTGTGGCAAGGCGTCGATTACGTCATGGGCCTAATGCCTACGTTTGAGTTTCGCGTTCCAGCTTGTGAGATGGGCGTTAAAGGACTCAAGGCCTACGAGTCCGCGCCTGATTCATCGAGCGGCATTGTTCGTAATGTTCCGTTGCATACCTGGGCGTCTCACGTTGCCGATGGCGTGCGAACCATGGCAGAGGCTGACAGGTTGGGCTTGATTCCAGGATACAATAGTCCAGAATCGCCGCGCAGACGCCAGGAATGGCAGCAGACTTAATCATCATCACATCATCATCACATGTTACACAACGCAGTAGATTTCAGCTCCGTCACCGATTGGAACCAAACAAACGAGGTAATCGCTAAGCAGCTTGGTTGCTGTGAAAAGACAGTCACTAAGTTCAGGCGTAAACTAGGATTGCCAAGAGCGCCGGATAAGACGACACGCACGAGGCTTAAAGAGCAGTTGCCACAAATCAGTGATCGAGCTTGGGAAACGCATTCAAACTGGGCCATCTCTAAGATTCTGAAATGCAGCGAAAGCGCTGTTCAGGTCTATCGCCTGCACAATTTCAAGCCCAGATTCAAGAAATGACGCCATTTCAAGAAGCCTACGATCTAGCCAAAGAGCTAGGCATTAACTTTAACGACATGATGAAAGAGCATCTGACGGACGGCTATGTCTTTTGCTCGCCTGACTGTTTCATCTGCGCGTTTGATACGAGTCGAGACTACGGCGATTACTCAGAGCTTGCCGTTTTTGTGACGCTGGCCGTGGGCAATCTTGATTATTTTGTCAGCATTGACCCGCTAAAAGACAAGCGCAAATGGCTAGGATTTTGCCGCGAGCACAATGGAGAGCCGCATTGGATTCCATATCAACGATTGAGAAAAAGGCTTGCGACTTCTCAAAAGTGAGAGAGAATCGCTTAATTATGGGAGGCAGTCCAAAACCACAGAAACCCAAAGCGCCACCGCCTACGCCTGCGCCAGTTCGTGCCGACTCGGCTGACGGAGATCAGGCCAGCACAGCCGCATATCGTCGCATGGGACTTGATAAAACAATCAATCCAATGAATCCGTTGGCCCCTAAAACGGCGCTTGGCTCAATCGGCGCGCTTGGATCTGGCGGTGAAGGCGTGATGGTTAACACGCGAGCACCTAAGCCGAAGCCCACTAATATCGGCGGGTTTATGACTCAATTCCCATCTCGCTAATATGAACGACGAAGGCACGGAGCAAACAAAGAAGTGGCTTAGCTGTTATCAGCGGCTCAAGGATCAGCGCGTGTCGACTCAAGATCAAATCTGGCAGGACATCGCCAACTACGTAAGCCCGCGCAAGGCAGGTATTACGGAAAAGCGCTACATGCCAGACAGCAACAAGGAAGCGCAAATCTACGACGCGACTGCTACCGACTCGGTGCAACGTGCCGTTTCTGCTTACACGTCATGGACAACTCCGGCGTCTCAGCCGTGGATTTCGCTGAAGCCTAATCTGAAGCTGAAGAATGACGACTCGGTGAAAGGCTGGCTCTCGGAGTGCTCACAGATTCTCAATCAAGAGGTTAACAGCCGTAGCAACTTCCAACTCGAGCGCCTTGAATCCGTGGCTGATCTCTGGAACTTTGGCACCACTGCCATTTTCTCAGAAATGGGCGAGGGCAATCGCCTACGCTTTGAAAAGATCAAGATTGGCACTTACGTCTTTGAGCTTGATCCATTCGGCAAATGCTACCGATTCATCCGCGAGTTTGAACTAACGGCAGAGCAGGCGCGTCAGCAATTCGGCGAAGACAATCTTCCCAAGGTTATCAAGGATTGCTTTCAAGGCGATTACAGCAAAGGGAAAAGCTTTACATTCATTCACATCGTCGAGCCTCGCGAGCCTTCCAAGGTTGGCGCATACGGATACAACATCAAGACGCGCAAGAAGTATGTCTCGGCCTACGTCGAGATGTCGTCAAAGAAGATGGTTCAAGAAGGCGGTTACGACGGATTCCCTTTTACCGTTGGCCGTTATTTGTCTTACGACGCAATGATTGGCTCCACTGGATGGGGTTACGGCCCAGGGTTTGCCATCCTGCCAGAAGCTCGCCAGCTTAATTTCATTCAGCAGATGATGGACGTGTTCGCAGAGAAGCAAGTCTTCCCTCCGATGCTTGTTCCTGACACATTCGAGGGCAGTCTTAAAACGGCAGCACGGGCGCTGAATTATTACCCTTCCGGCATGGGGCCTGAAAGTGTTTATCCTGTGCCGGTCACAGGTGAATGGAGCGTTGCTTTGGAACGTGTGCGTATGCGTCAAGACATGATCAAGCGCCTCTGCTCGCTTGATATGTTCCAGATGTTCGCAAGCATCGACCGCGAGATGACTGCTTATGAAGTGGCACAACGTGCAGGTGAGAAGCTGGACACTGTGGGGCCTATCTATCACCGCGACGTTCGTGAAACGATTGAGCCGCATCTACGCCGTGCCTTTGAGCTTTGCGCTGAGAATGGCTTGCTTCCACCACCTCCGCAAGAAGCCTATGAGCTTGTCGGCCGTGGTTTTGTGCAAGTCGCCGACCCAGAGATTGCGCTCACGTCACGGCTGGCGATGGCGATTGATAGCTGGAACGCACGCGGAGCCGATGAGGTCATGCAAACGGCCGCTTCGATTGCTGCCATTGATCCTACGGTTATGGACAACATTGACACGGCTTTTTACATCCGCGAGAAATCAAGGCTTGTCGGCGCCCCTGAAGGCCTACTTCGCAAGCGTGAAGATGTCCAAGCGATCCAACAACAACGCGCACAGGCACAGCAAATGCAGCAAGCGGCCATGATGGCTAAGGAAATGGGCAGCGCTGTAAATAGTGCTGGCGGTATTGACAAAGTGAAGGAATTAGTCGGGGCGTAATCATCACACATGACACCATCATCACCTGAGCTACTGACGCCGCTCACTGCCGACGAAAAGAAGGACGTGTTAAAAGCCGCTCTTCGACTCTTCGACAAGCCGGATTTTCAGCTAGTTTTCCGCTCACTCAACGCAGACGTGGGCGGTATTCTTAATCCCGCTTTCGAGCAAGGCGGCGATGTAGTTAAAGCAGCATTCCGCGAAGGGCAAAAAGAACCGCTTCGATGGCTATTTACGATGCACTTAAAGGGCATTCCAGAAGCCGAGAAACCTCAAGAACAAGAAACATGATCACGATCACACCAGACAATCAAATCGACCGCGACGGCGAAATCATTGGCAATATCATCGGCAACATTGCATGGATGAACGCCAAACCAGCGCCGCGCATCATTGGGCAAATTCGCCAAGTCGCAGGCATTGCCGGGCTAACCTTTGAAGTCGCTGAAGCGCCAACTGTCAACGAATCCTTAACGGTTGAACCAATTTCCGCGCCGGAGGTTGTCGGTAATCCGCCGGCGTCGGAGCCTGCCGCTAGTTGTGATGATCTAGCGGCAGGCATTACTTTTGCCATTAGCTCTAAATGGGGCATTTTCGGCACGTCATACTTTGCGCGATGCTTTGTTAATCATTACGGCAACGACGCTTACTCGCAATTTTGCAAAGCTAACGGCCTTTGATCTTTCCTATGGAAACCGAAACTACACCACCACCACCAGCGGACAACGCATTGCAAACGCAAGCTGCGGTCACAACTGAAACAACAACGACGCCAATTGAGGCAGCGCCTTCAACGGTAACGCGGCCTGATTACATTCCTGAAAAGTTTTGGGATGCACAGAAGGGCGAGGCCAAGCTAGATCAGCTAGCCATCAGCTACGCCAATCTAGAAAAAGCTTTTTCCTCGAAGTCGCAGGCTCCAAAGAAACCTGGGGCCGACGCATCGCCAGAGGATCAGGCCAAGTATTACGCCGATCTTCGCAAGTTTACCGGAGCGCCTGAAAAGCCGGAAGATTACGGCATCAAGGCACCTGACAACCTTCCTGAAGGCGTTGAATGGAATGCTGAACTAGCAGGCAAAGCTGCGGGCATTGCTCACAAATACGGAGTGCCACCGGAAGCTTTGCACGAGTTGATTAATCTCAATAATGAGAATATTAGCAGCTTTGTGGCAAAGTCTGAAGATTTTGTAAAAATTTCACATAAAGATCATTTTGTTGATATTCTGACGAAAGAATGGGGAAACGACGCCGTGAGCAACTGGCAAGCGATTGATCGAGGTGCAGCGGCATCACGCGTAGACAAGACTGCTTTTGACCCTGACGCTGATGTAAGGATGGTTCAGCGAGAACTGGCAAAACTAGTGCTTCAACGTGATGAAGATTTCCGCGACGACAAAGGGCTGATCAGCTCTGACTCTCAAGTCACTTACAAAGAGCAGATGGAGCGCATCCAAAAAGGTGACGACTTCAACGGCAAGAACGGGCCAGAGGCTCAACAGGCAGCATTGGAAAAGCTCCAAGGGCTTTTCAACGCATCGCGGGCGAAGTAAAAAACATTACAATAAAGCGGCTCTCAGAAATGGGGGCCGCTTTTTTGTGCTTGCATCTTTTCTCAGATGTGAGAATATAGGGTAACAACGGCCCCGCAAGGATAAGCTGTATGCCGGACATAGGCCCGCAAACA